GTGTTGCTAACAAAGAAACACTAATGTCAAACCCCAAGCTAGCAGAATTGCTTATAAGTATGGGGGTAGAGCCACCGATGAAGGAGAGCCCTGCAAATGGAAAGCTTACCTACGCTTTTGCCAAGAATGATGAAGAGTTTAAAGCCCTTATGGAGCACCCTGATGAAAGGGTTCAAGCCATTATCGCCGCACGACTCGGAACTAAAAGCACCCTTGAAGAAACCCGCACGCAAAGATTCATTGGCATATCGTTACGGGGCAAGATGCCTGTTCCTCTTAGGTATTACGCTGCTCATACTGGACGCTGGGGAGGTGACGACAAGCTTAATCTTCAAAACCTTCCAAGAAAATCTCTTCTTAAAGATTCTATTATTGCCCCTAAAGGATATGTTTTAATCGACGCCGACTCCTCTCAGATTGAGGCTAGAATTGTTGCGTGGCTAAGTGGACAGCATGACCTCGTGGATGCTTTTGAAAGGAAAGAAGATGTGTACAAAATCATGGCATCGTCTATTTACAATAAGGCGGAAGCAGAAATCACGGATGGAGAGAGGTTCGTGGGTAAGACGACAATCCTCGGTGCGGGGTATGGCATGGGTTCTACCAAGTTTGGGGTACAACTCAGAACTTTTGGGGTGGAAATTGCGGACGAGGAGGCGGTTAGGATTGTACAAATCTACCGTGATACCTACCCACATATCCCCTTACTTTGGAAACAAGCTAATAGTTCCCTTGAAGCGCTCCGAACTAAAAAAACTGCGCAAGTTGGGAATCAAGCGCAAGCACTTACCCTTACGGAGCATGGTTTTTTACTCCCTAGCGGGCTTTATTTAAACTATAAAGACTTACAAGAAGGCGAAGATGGCTATACCTACGCTAGCCGTCGTGGTCGCATTAAGATTTACGGCGGTAAAGTTGTGGAGAATTTGTGTCAGGCGTTGGCTCGTTGCGTAATTGGTGAGCAGATGCTAAAGATTAGTAGGAAGTACAAGGTTGCCTTAACTGTACATGATGCGGTGATGGCGGTAGTTAAAGAAGAAGAGAAGGACGAGGCATTAGCTTACATAGAGGAGTGCATGAATTACCGGCCGTCCTGGGCATTAACTCTTCCCCTTGCTTGTGAAATAGGTGTTGGTAAATCTTATGGAGAATGTTGATGATTGAAACTTTAGTTAAACCACAGTCTTTGGATAACGATGTTGCGGTTATGAAGATAATGCAGTTGATGGGGCAGTTGACTCCTAGCGATATTGAGTATGTTTTAAAAGCAACTAAACAAGTTTATGACGCTGTTAAATTAGTAACTGAGGAGCAATAAGATGGCATTAAAACCAAAAGATATAAGTTCTAAGGACGTTGATTCTTGTGGTATTAGTATAGAAATTATTAAGGAGAACAAAGATGGCTCAGCCGACGCTAAAGTTACGTTTAGTAAACAAGGACTACAAACGCTTGTGCAGTGGGGCGCTGTTGCTCTGCTTACCGCAGCAGTTGATGAGTACCGAGTTACACCCGAGAAAAGTAGCAGAGTCGCTACTAAGCGCACTAGAGCAGTCACCAAGAAAGCGAGTAAAAAATGACAGGTAAAATACTACCCTTCACAGGCGGGACGACTGAAGATATTAACGCCGACACCGTATTAGAAAACAATATGGGCGAGTACGAGTGCGTCGTTATTATAGGTTACACAAAGATGGGTGCAGAGCGGTTAGTTTCTAGCACAGGAGACTCTGCTCTTATGGTGTGGCTACTAGAACGGGCTAAGAAGACAATACTTGAACACGCTGACTTGGATGATGAGGAATGGGAACATTGATAGACTACGCTGAGTTCTTATTAGATATACGGAAGAACCTAAAAGACTTCGAGGATTGTATGCTAGAAAGAAAGTTTAAAGAAGCTCAATTACATGCGGAGTCTGCGTTAGTTGAAGCCCGACTGTTGTGCCTGATAGCTAAAGAAAAGTCCGAATGAAACCTGTAACTTGGTCGTACTCGTCGCTTGGATTATTCCAACAATGCCCTAGAAAATATTACCATCTAAGGGTAGTCAAGGATATACAAGAGCCTGAGACAGAAGCTATTATGTTTGGCAAGGAAGTGCATAAAGCGGCTGAGGATTACATCGGGCAAGGAGTACCAATCCCTGCGAAATATAAGTTTATCGAGCCAGTTCTCAAGATACTAGAGAATATACAAGGAGAAAAATTTGTTGAGCACCGCATGGGTTTGACCAAGGACTTAGAAGCATGTGGGTTTTTTGATAAGGATGTTTGGTTTAGAGGTGTAGCTGATTTGTTAATTATTGACGAAGACTCTGCTCATGTGATTGATTACAAGACGGGCAAATCAAGTAAGTACGCCGACACTAAACAGTTAGAACTTATGGCACTAGCAATATTTAAGCACTTCCCTAAAGTACAGAAAGTAAAGGCGGGGCTAGCGTTTGTTGTGTGTGATGATTTTGTTAAGGCTAAATATTCCGCAGAAGATGCTCCGTTATTTTGGATGCGTTGGATAGAAGAAACTAACCGTTTAGAGGCCGCACATAAAACAGGGGTGTGGAATCCCAAACCAAACTTTACTTGCAGAGGTTATTGCAAGGTATTAACTTGTGAGCATAACGGGAAAGGGCAGTACAGATGAACGACGAAGACTTGAGAGATTGCTTTGCAATGTTTGCTTTGATGGCTGTTGTGTTTACGCACAAAGGAGAAGATTCAGAATCAGCTTCGCTTACAGCCTATGAGTACGCAGATGCTATGTTAAGAGCACGGAACAAAGAGCCCGAGCAAGAAGTTGGCATAGTTGCGGCTAAGCCTAGGAGGAAAAAGAGTGCGTAAAGAAAAGTATATTAATGAAGATATACCGGAAACAAAAGAGAAAGATTTGTTTGACATGACGCAAGAGGAAGTGGCGCAAGTATTAAATTCAAGAAGAGAATATATATCTGTTGTTGAGAAAAGAGCTATGCAAAAGTTTAAAGCTGCTCTTAAAGAAAAAGGTATTACTTTTGAAGATTTAGTGGAGAAAAAATGAAACCAGCAAAATTTATGTCATATAAACCGCAAAAAGATGAGTTTAAATTGGCTAAATCGAAGACACATGTTTTACCAAAACCCTATGTGCCAACCTCACACCCACAAATACAACGACTTAACGAGGCTATTAAAAAATGACAGACCCAGTTAACCACCCAATTCACTACACCGACCACCCATCGGGTATAGAGTGCATTCAGATTACTGAGCATATGAACTTTAATCTCGGTAATGCTATTAAGTATGTGTGGCGTGCTGGACTAAAGGGTAAACATTTAGAAGACCTAAAAAAAGCAGTGTGGTACATCAACCGTGAAATTGCTAGATTGGAGAAACAAAATGGATAAAATAACGCCGCACAATCCTGATTGGTATCCGCCTTGTTTTGAAAGCAAAGAGCGGCATACAGCTTACATGTGGCAGTCGTATAGGACTAATCAACCGCACGACCCTTTGAACTATTGTTTAGACTGCACCCGTGAATACAAGGTAAAAATGCTGGAGCAGAAGAGGTGCGAACATCCTGAGACTATTTTTGTGGTGTGGAGAAGTTCACATAAAAAAGACATGCCAACAAGGGGAGTTTTAGACACACCAGACATTCTTGGCATATCAAATAACAGTAGATTTTGGGATAACCCAGAGTACGATTATGTCCCAGGCAAACCAAAGGAGCCGCCCCCATGTCTTTAGAGCCCATCCCATTTGCAGGTATAGTAGAAACTGACCCAGAAATAGCTTATTTAAACGCTATTGTTGCGGAAATGTATGGTAAAAATCCTGAAAATATGCCAAAATACATAGTATTAGGAGATGGGAGTCTCTACATATTCCATAAAGAGGAAGACCGCTATGCCTTACGTGAACAAACCACGCCCATACAAGAAGGAATATCAACAGCAGAAGGAGCGGGGAGAGCAACCATCTCGCAATGCTCGGGAGAGAGCACGCTATGCGATGGACAAGAAGGGCGTAGACAGAGCGGGGAAGGATATTGACCATGTTATCCCTCTTTCAAAAGGCGGCACGAACGCCCCCAGCAACCTCAAACTTAAATCCAAAAGCGCCAACAGGTCTTTTAGCCGAAACTCAGACCACACAGTCAAGCGAAATAAATCTAAGAATGGAAAAGCCTAAAGCGTATTCATGGCCTGGGGTTTACCCACCCATGAAGCATCAAAAAGAAACGGCAATATTCTTAGCAACAAATCAAAGAGCTTTTTGTTTTAATGAACAAGGTACAGGCAAAACTGCATCAGCTATATGGGCAGCAGATTGTTTATTAGAACAAGAAGTAATCAACAGGGTTTTAATCATATGCCCCTTGTCAATTATGCAGTCAGCATGGCAAGCGGATTTGTTCAAGTTTGCCGTTCACCGTAAAGTAGCCATAGCATACGGCGATAGACTCAAGCGCAAAGCTATTATAGAAAGCGACGCTGAGTTCGTTGTTATTAATTATGACGGGGTTGAAATCGTCGCCGACAGCATTGCGAATGGCGGGTTTGACCTAATCGTGATTGACGAAGCTAACGCATACAAGACGCCGACTACACAGCGGTGGAAGACTCTCCATAAGCTAATAACACCAGACACATGGCTATGGATGATGACTGGAACACCAGCAGCTCAAAGTCCGACCGATGCCTACGGCTTAGCCAAGATGTGCGTGCCTGATAACGTGCCAAGATTCTTTGGGGCTTTTAGAGATCAGACTATGATTAACATTAGCAAGTTTAAGTGGATGCCAAAACCAACCGCAAGCGAAGTAGTTTACCGAGCATTACAACCTGCTATTCGCTTTACCAAAAAAGAATGTTTAGACCTGCCGGATGTTACCCATGTATACAGAGACGCACCACTCACAGCCCAACAAGAAAAATTTTACAGACTCCTCAAGAAAGAAATGCTCATGGTGGCTGCGGGGGAGGAGGTCAGTACCGTCAACGCTGCCGTCAATATTAATAAATTATTGCAGATTTCTGGTGGGGCTGTCTATTCTGATACCGGCGCTGTTATTGAGTTTGATGTGTCTAACCGCCTTAAAGTTATCGAAGAAGTTATAAACGAGTCAAGTCAAAAAGTCCTTGTATTTGTACCGTTTACTCATACAATAGAGTTACTCAGTGAGCATTTGAGAGGG